AGCTGCCAGCGAAATGTTGATGGGGATTGCCCACAAGGCGGCCGGATCGCTCGGTTTTGGTCAAAAGACACCGGGCCCCATCAAAGCATGGGTTGCCAAGAGGGTTTCAGTCTACGCATCACAAGCCCAAAGCCCGGGTCAGTTCAAGGCAGAGCTTTTCGCAGAGACGATGTCGGCCAGCATGATCGGCGCCAAGGTGACACCCGCACTTCGTGGGTTCGCCGATCTCACAAAGCGCGAGTGGGCGGGGGCGCAGATGGAGATGTTCCCGAAACCTGGGGGTAGCTTGATGCCGCAAAAGGGCCTGATCCCATGAGAGTCGTCCGGAAAAGGCTCGCTGAAGAGATCCATGTTCCAGACATGCTCTTGCGTGGGACTCTTGAGGGCCTTCTAAGCGACATGGTGATCGGGCACTCAATCGACCTGACCCAGTACAGCAACGACGTGGTGAGGCGAGCGCTGGCAATCCTCAAGGGGGCCGATTTCGAGATGCTGGTGAGCTTGCAGGGGTCTCTTGAGGGTCTACCTACCTCAGTCAGCGTTGGACGACTGGAGGCCGCTCTATCAGATGCCAAGGTCATCAACACTGCGGCCGTCACCAGCCTTGATCGCGAGATTCTGTCGATGGAGATGCGGGAGCTGGTCGAGCTAGAGGCCCGCTTCTACTACGACATGACGCGGAAGGCGGTCCCCGGGTGGAACCCTCTCAGGGTTGACGATCAGGCGGCCTACACCGCAGCCAGGGCAAGGCCCTTTCAGGGTCGGCTGTTGTCGGAGTGGTCCAAGAGCATCGAGACCGGCAGGATGTCCAGGATCAGAGACTCCCTGCGGATGGGTTATGTCGAGGGAAAGACTGTCGACCAGATGGTTCGAGCCCTCAGGGGCACCAAGGCGGCCGGTTACGCGGATGGCCTTCTGGCAATCGAGACCCGAAACGCAGAGGCGGTGGTCCGCACGGCCATTCAGCACATGGCGGCATTCACGCGGGAGCGCTTTTACGAAGTCAACGAGGCGCTCCTGGCCGGCAAGAGATGGGTGAGCACACTCGATTCGCGCACGACTCCGCAGTGTTTCCCCGCATCAACAACCGCCCTTGCGATTGGCGATGCGTCCGGCATGGCGGCTCGGTTTTATGAGGGTGATCTGGTCGTCATCACTACAGCCGCAGGAAAGCAACTCCGTGCCACACCAAACCATCCGGTATTGACGGCGCGAGGCTGGAGAGCGATGCAGGAAGTTAGCCCAGGCAATGATGTCCTGTACCGAGTCGACAGTGATGTCGGGTGCGTTTGCAGCGGCGTAAATGTAGGTGTGCCACCCACGTTCGGTGCAATCGCGGATGCGCTTTTCCAGCCATCCGCTGTCGATGTATCTTGTGAGCGTTCCTCGGAGGCAGACTTCCACGGCGACGGAATGACTGGGGATCAGCAGGTCCAGATTGCCCTTTTTGATGGCAACCTGCGGGCGACACTCAAGGCCAGCGGAAAGGAGCAGATCGCTGACGCTCTTTTCGTTGGCGTTGAGGTTGCCGGCGAGTTCTCGAGCGACGGCCGCCGACACCTTCATACCCTCGGTATGGGTCCAGCCACCGAGCCCCCGCAATGGGAGGCCGGCTCGCTTGATCATGGAAAACAACCCGCTGCGGCTGACGTTGAAGCTCTCCATGATCTGCGGTGGGCGCATGCCATCGCGGAGCGCGGAAAGAATGCGAGCACGGTCGCCCCGCCGGTCGCCGCCCCTAGGGAGGTGCGGCATGACACCAGCACCTTTGAGCACTCGCGTCATCGTTGTAGTGGTGACTTTGTAGTTCCGTGCAATCGATGCGGCAGACTCTCCCTGCGAGTATCTGCTGATGATGTCGTTTCTGTGCGGCGCGAGCCGTTCGCGGGACATGTTTTCAACCTCCAGACGAGTAGCGAATCATACATTGCCGGTAGTGGGTTTGTCGTGCGCAACTGCCAGATCCGAGACGGGCTCGAATACACCACCGACAACAAGCCCGCTGGCCACAAGGTGCCCTGGCTGGCGGGCCCTGGGCAGCTGCACTGGAATTGTGTTTCAGGTGATGCAGCGATTCGATCACCGGGGAGGGTTCGCGCCATCTATCGCAGAGCGCATGAAGGCGAACTTTTCACCATCAAGACTGAGAACGGACGATCCATCACGGTCACGGCGAACCATCCGATACTGACCCCATCCGGCTGGCAGAGTGCCTCTTCTCTTGGTGTTGGCGAAGAGGTCATTTGCGAGCATGCGGCCGGTGATTCCGCGCCCGACGGGAGCCCACAAAACGATGGTATGCAGCCCAGCGCCGGAGAACTCTGCAAGGCGGCGACTGAACTTTGCGGCGTGCTCCCCGTGGAAGTGCCAATGTCCGGACCAGACTTCCACGGCGATGGTGCCAATTCTGAAGTCTGCGAGGTATGGGCCGATGGCGCATTGGGAGACGAACTGGATGCCGTTTTCCCGAAGCTCGGAGGCCAATTCAATTTCGAGCCGCCCGACCTTGACGGTTCCGATACGCTGGCGCGTTTGCGCAGATTGAATGAGGGACTCGCGTCGAACAATTCGCCCGCGAGCCGCCGCATTGGCCGGCCCAGTGTTGGCTCGCTCACCGCGAGCCCATCTGGCGCGAAGGTCTTCGCTGCGAGTTCTTGCGACGCCAGCGGCGACGCACCATCGACGCAAGGCAGTGAGGGAGCACCCGAACTGGGCCGCGATGTGCCTGGGAGCTATTCTGTTTTCGACGTAGAGACGGATCGCATTGTCTCGATTCGGGTTTTGCGGCATGGCATGGTTCCTGTCTTCAATTTCGAGACTGATTCCGGTTGGTATGTGGCTGGCGGCATAGTGTGCCACAATTGCCGAAGCACCAGCATCCCCATCATCAAGGACTTTGAGAAACTTGGTCTCAGACAGAGAGAAGGAACGCGTGCAAGTCAGGGTGGCCCCGTTCCTCGGGGCACGACGTACCTGGAGTGGCTCAAGTCGCAGTCCGCAGAGCGGCAGGATCAGGTTCTTGGGCCAACGCGGGGTGAAATGTTTCGCGCTGGAGGAATAACGCTTGACCGATTCTGGAATGACAAGGGTATTTTCCTGACCCTTGATGAACTACGATCTCGCAATTCCGCCACAGTTCAGTGATTCAATCGCGATGCAACTCCGGAAGAAGTTCTGATGTGGGATCCAAGCAAACACCCGCGAGTTCCGAGTGGCTCACCCGAGGGCGGAGAGTTCACGACGGAGGCGATTGCCATCCTGTCCCTGAGCGATGCGGATGGCAGGCGAGTCGTTCATGCCGATGGCACCAAGCCGAGCAACGACGAGATCGCCGCCTACTTTGACAAGCACAACAAGAAACTCGACCTGGACGACCCAGACGAGTACGCTCAAGTGCTGCGCGATCTTGAGGCCGAGTTGGGATCGCAACTGAAGCAGCCCTACCCCGGCACCGACTTCTACGACACCAACGTGCGGGATGCCATGAAGATCGCGATGGAGGAGTTGCCATCGCTTCGTGATCACGACAACCGCATCGTGTTCCTGACCGCCTCGGCGATGATGTCCAATAACACGCCTCCGTCGCAGCAGTTCAATGACTCCCTTCAGTGGTGGGAGGCATATGCCGCCAACGGGTTCAAGACGTCCCCGCAGAGAGACAGCGGAAAAGCGTGGGGGCTCTCCAAAGACCAGAGTCTTGAGGCCTTGACCATAATGGTGGACAAGTACGGCATGAAGGGAACGGTCGACTACCTGACGACCACCCATACCATAGGTCAGTTGCAGCAGGAGAGGGATGCCACCAAGGTCTTTTCCCTCAAGACGAGGCTATCTGGAAAGGATCTGGAGGTCGAGACTGGGTTTGCGATGTTCGGGCCCAAGGTCGGCCAGTATGTGCGCAACATGAACGGCCTGAGCGGCGTGACCATTGATCTGTGGGCTACCCGCACCATCAATCGCCACACGGCGACCATGAGTGACAATGGTGGAGCGATCAAGAACGCGCCAACCGACCGAGAGCGGGTCGCTTTCAAGGGAATCATCAGACAAGCAGGAGTGAAATATGGACTCACAGAGCAAGAATCGCAGGCGGGCCTTTGGTTCTTTGAGCAGCGGCTTTACTCGAAGCTCGGCAAAACAATCAGTGGCAACTCCCTCGTCGAAGGGGCCACTCGATACCGGGATCGAAAGCTCCTCGGAGGAGGACCGAAACGCGGATCTGTTCTTCTGTCTGTTCCTCCGAAAGCAGCTCGAATGGGCTCGCGAGCACCAAAAATAAGCAGGCCACCAAGGGGAGCCAAGGCATGAGCACATTCGACGAATCCAAGCACCCACGCGAGCCTGGGGGCCAGCCGGTGGGCGGTCGCTTCACGGTGGTGCCAGGAGCCGGCGGCCGCAAGGTTGGCCACCTGATGTCACGGCCCGCCAAGGGTGAGGGGGCAAAGCGTCCCGTGCCGACCGAGGGGGTGCGTGAGCTGTTCAAGAAGTTCCTCGAATCCGGCGGATTCACGTTCCAGCCCATCGGAGACCACACTCCCAAAGACGGTTTCGCGGTCAGCCCATTCCCAGATCGGTCTGCAGCATTCAAGCTTGCCGATTTCAGGCCGAGCGACCTGATGAGTTACTACGCGAAGAATCGGGATGTGTTTCGCAACCCAGGCCATTTCCTGGGGGCGTGGCACGACAAGGAATCGGGGATGGTTTTCCTGGATATATCGGTCGTGAAGAAAACACGCGGGGAGGCGGCTCGAACAGCGCTGGCGAAGGACCAAATCGCATACTACGCGTTGGCCGCCGGTAAGCAGGTCACCGTCAACCGCAACGCAACCTCAGGAGGTGTGGTGTGAAACCGAAACTGATTCTTGCCGACGTGAGCGGCCCGGACGCGGTAAAGCAGATGGCCGCGATGTACAAGGCAATCACTGGCCGGCAGCCGACTGTGGAAGAGATGAAGAAGGCCGAGAAAAGCATGGGCGGTGGTTTGACAGTCGAGCCGAAAAAACGCCCCTGATTCAGGTCATTGCACGGTTTCGAGAGTCCGTGCCACAATATTTGCCAATTGCACCCGCTTGTGGATACTCGCGGTGAATTGCAAGGTTCGGGTCGGATGACCCACCCACGCTTGGGCGGACGCCTTGGCAGAAAGCACTGGAGTAATGAAGCTCAAACTCGATGACAAAGGCAACGCGGTCGTGCTGGATGGCAAGCCCGTGTATGTGCAGGATGATGGCAAAGAGGTCGCATACGACGTATCCGATCTTGTTCACAAAGTCAACGCCAGGGCGGCCCAAAGCCAACGTGTCGAAGACGAGAACAAAGAACTCAAAGCCAAACTTCTCGCATTCGATGGCATCGAAGATCCCAAGGCGGCAATCAAGGCCCTGGGCGTCGTGAAGAACCTGAACGGCAAAGACGTAGTGGACGCTGCGGAAGTCGAACGGAGAATCAACGAGGCCAAGCAGGTGTACGAGGGTCGGCTCACCGATGCAGCCAAGGCGAATGAGGCGCTGGAAGGTCAACTGTTCGAGACGCTGGTTGGGGGTGCATTTGCCTCAAGCCTGTTCGTCAAGGACAAGATGATTCTTCCGCCTGATTTCGTGCAGGCGAGATTCGGAAGCAACTTCGGGGTCGAGAAGGGCAAGGTCTACGCTGTGGATGCCGATGGCAACAAAATCCTCAGCAAAGCCAAACCTGGAGAGCTGGCATCTGTCGACGAGGCGCTCGAATACTTGGTCATGTCTCACCCGCAGAAGGACATTCTGCTCAAGGGCACGGGGGCATCCGGGGGAGGGGCGCACGGGGGCGGGTCATTCAATGGTGCAGGTGGGAAACGTACGATCACGAGATCGCAGTTCGATCTGCTGGGTGTGGCTGAAAGAGCCGCTGCAGCGAAAGAGGCGACCATCGTGGACTGATAACCCTCTTCATTGGAGTGAATCACCATGGGCACGAACACCCTCACCAGTCTGATCCCTGACCTGTACCAAGCGATGGACACCGTCGCACGAGAGTTGACCGGGATGATCCCGGCAGTCACTCTCAACGCCAGCGCAGATCGCGCCGCAGTCAATACGCCAATCCGCTCCTTCGTCGCACCTGCTGCGGCATCGGAGAACGCGACCGCTGATCGCCTGCCGCCCGATACGGGTGCCCAGGTCATCGGCACCAACGACTTGAAGATCCTCAAGTCCAAGGTCGTGCCGTTCCAGTGGACCGGTGAAGAGCAGTTGCAAGTCGCTCCTGGCCACGGCCACCGTGCCATTGCTCGCGATCAGGTGGCCCAGGCTCTCCGCACGTTGGTCAACGAAATCGAAGGCGACACGTATGGCGTGGCCTTCGCTGGCGCTGGTCGCGTTGCCGGTGATCCGGCCCAAAAGGTGTTCACCTCAGGGTTGGGAGACGCCGCTCTGGTCCGCCGCATCCTGGTTGACAACGGTTGTCCTGTCAGCGATCTGTCGCTGGTGATCGGCACATGGGAAGGCGTCACTTTGCGCAGTCAGGCCACGCTGCCGAACATGTCCGATGCGGGCGCAGTCGAACTGCGGAACCAAGGCATCTTGCTGCCCGTCTCGGGCTTCAACGTCCGCGAGTCGCAGTCGGTCAAGGTGTCCACTCCGGGCACAACCACGGCGACCATTGACGCGGCCGGCTACACCAAGGGCGCGACGAGCTTTGTGCTGACGGCGGCTGCCTGCGGGTTGGCGGTAGGGGACGTGATCACATTCGCGGGTGACACCAACAAGTACAACATCACGGGCGGCACGCTGGCCAACGCCGGCACGCTGACGATTGCCCAGCCGGGCATTCGGATCGCGATGGTTGGCGCCAAGGCGATCACGGTCGTGAATCTCGCGACCACCTTCCACAGCGTCGCCTTCCACCGCTCGGCCATTCAGCTCGCGCTGCGGTCTCCCGCCGTGCCGGAAGAGGGTGACATGGCGGACGACCGCACGGTGCTGACCGATCCGCGCACGGGCCTCTCCTTCGAGTTCTCGATGTACAAGCAGTACCGTCGGGTGCGCTACGAAGTGGGTGCGGCCTGGGGCGCGGCCGTGATGAAGGGCGATTTCACCGCCAAGCTGATTGGCAAGGAAAGCTAATTGAGTCCTGGGGCCGGGTCAAACCGGCCTCAGCTCAAACTGAGGAGACGGCGTGGCAGCAGGTGCAAGTGGGGCAATGCTTGCGCTTTGGCGCCTCGCTGGGCCGCTGCCCTGGCGGCTGGCCCTTTGCCCAGAGTTCAAGGTTCTCCAGCCTGTTGTCGGCGCGGTCACCGTTTCGATGGTGGACGTTTTCGTATTGGAAGAGAGGGCGGCCAAGGTGGCGGGACATGACCAAACGATGTTCGAGCATCGTGTTCCCGGCTCTGCTGTTGAGGTGGTATTCCGATGGTTCCAGAACCGCCGTGACATAGCCCTCCTTGCCGACGGAGCGCAGCGTCTTCGAGATTGGGTTAGCACTTCCTCGGCGCTTTCTAGCGTCGGTCACTTCAACGCCCGCATCAATCAAGGCGTGCTTTACCTTGTTCGGGAAGGTGCCAAGGCGTATCGCGATCTGGCGGGGCGACTCACCGGCCGCATACCATGCGACCATCCTTGGGTCTTGCAAGGGGGCTCTCGCTCTGCCGCCCGGATTTCTGAGGGTGACACCGAGCGCGATAATTTCTCGACGAATCGTGTAGTACTCAAGCCGGTACTCGGCCGCGAGTGCGTTGAAGGCTGCTCCGGCCGCATACTTGGCAGCGATCTCGGACGCAAGCGCCTTGGGGACTATCGTGGGTTTGGGCATGCGGCATTGTAGCAAACAATCTTTCAAATAGGAGTATATATGGCGAATATCGTATTCAACATAGCAAAAGGTCGAGCAATCGAGTACTACGCCAGGGTCAAGAGCAACGACCCGGCCACTTCAGAGCTTGTGCTGATCCCGATCGAAACGACCGGCCTCGAGGCTGACGCCACGCTGATCGATGTCGACACCGTGACCGCCCTGCTGGCGGGTACCACGAATGAGCAGACCACGATGGGTCGCAAGATTCTCACCGATGCCGAGCTGGCAGCCCTGCCGAATCCGGTCGACGCCAGCGACTACTTCGAGGTCTCGCTGCCCACGGTCACATGGGCGGCGGCCTCCGGAAATGCCATCAGCAAGATCGCTGTCTGCTATCGGGCAAGCACGGGTGCGGGCGACGGCGCGACCATCCCGCTCACGATGTTCGATTTCTCGCAGACGCCATCGGGAAGTGACATACAAATGACGACCGGCGCGTTCTTCCGCGCCACGTAAGGGGGCCACCGTGGGCTTCACCATCCCCGACAGAGGGGAGGGTCAGAACGACGTCCAGTCCATCCTCTTTCAGGAGGATCTGGAGATCATGATCTCCGGCCTCAGTGGGGTCGATTGCGTGCTCTCTGGGTGCGCCTGCACGGCCCAGGGCTCACCCGACATGACGGTGGCCGTTGCCAAGGGCGCGGTGCTGAGCAATGGCGTCATGTTCCCCGTCACGGCGGGCAACGCGACCATCACCACCGCAAATGCGACAAACCCTCGCATCGATGCGGTCGTGGTCAATTCAAGTGGGGCCAAGGCTGTCAGAGCCGGCACTGCGGCGGCCGCTCCCAAGCCGCCCAATAGAACCGCGAACGATGTGGTGCTGGCCTATGTGTTTGTGCCGGCCAATGACACAACAATCTCCACTGCCCAGATCGTCGACAAGGGGATCTCGCCGCCATCCCCGACTTTGATCTACAAGGCCACGAATGCTGTTACCACCAACACGGCAGCGACAGTCGAGCTTCTGAACAAGGCCAACAACGGGGTCACGATCCCCAGTGGGATGTTCAAGGCGGGCCGCATTTTGCGGGTTCGAATGGGCGGCAACATGCTGCTCAACAGTGGTACGGGCGTGAACCAGTTGTCGATCCGGTTTGGCGGTACGACGATGTACAACTTTTCGTTCGCAGCCCAGGTGGCGTCAGCAACGCGGGGAGCTTGGCATATCGACTTCGACCTGACCGGACAGGGAAATTCGGACCAGTCATTGAACGGCAGCATCGAGTACACCGATTTTCAGACTGCTAGGTCTTCCGTTGGAACCGGAATTGGCGCAATCTCGGTGAACACTGTAACGGCCGAGGCTCCGACTGCATTCAGTGGGGCCAGCGCAGTCGATGCCGATGCGGCAGACCGACTGTTGTCCGTGCTGTGGACGATGGCAAGCAATTCGGCCAACGAGACTGTGGTCGAATACGCGACAGTCGAACTGCTCTGAGAAAAGAGGCGCAACATGGCTG